ATTGTAGCAAAAGGAGATAAAGTCATTATCAACCGAGGGGAAAGAGAAGGAGTGACTGTGGGCCAAACCTTTGATGTCGGCACTTCTACTGTCTTGAAAGATCCGGACACCGGTGAAGTACTTGATCAGAGTGTGGATTCGATAGGTAAAATTAAGGTGGTGAAGGTCAAGCAAAAAATCGGTATCTGCAAAATTACCGGGGGGCCTGACTACACCGTCACGGTTCCGCCGGCCAGCGAGCAGCAGGTCAGCGATCGCGCCGCGCGTATTTATCGCGACGTCACCTTCCGCGCGCAGCTCACCGGTGCCGTCCATCGTGTCGAGATCCGCGGCACGCTCACCGTTTAATAGACGAGGGATAACGACATGAGCCAGATCCGTACTTACGCAGCCGACCAGGTGCGCATCGTTGTCGGTGGTGTGCCGATCAGCGGCCTTGCCGATGGGACTTTCGTCTCAATCAGCCGTGACGAGCAGGCCTACAACAAGGTCACCGGCGCTGATGGCACCACCAGCCGCGCCCGCACGGGTAACCGCGCTGGTAGCATCACCATCACGCTCCAGCAGACGAGCCCGAGCAACGATGTGCTCACCGCCTACATGATCGCCGACGAGCAGTCGGACAGTGGTGTGGTTCCGGTGCTGGTCAAGGATACCAGCGGGCGCACCGTGGCATTCGCTGCCAGCGCCTATGTGCAGCAGTCGCCCGACGCGGACTTCTCAAAGGACATTGAGGAGCGCGAGTGGGTGCTGGATTGCGCTGCCATTGACATGACACTCGGCGGGAACGCTAACCAGGCGGGCGGCTAATAAGTCGCCCTGCCTAAATTGGAGGCATTGATGAGCAGAGAATCTGCAAAAAAGATGATCAACGGCAACGAATGGGAAGTGCTGCCGTGGGATGGTATGCACGGCCTTAAAATGCAGGCCAAGTTGGGGCGTGTTATCGGCCCTGTTCTCGGCAGCGCAGGTGGGTCGGAATCCGTGATGGATGCTGATGTTCAGTCAGTCATCACCGCTTTGGCGGATAGGATTGATGAACGTGAAACGCCTGAACTCATTCGCGCCATGTTGCATGGCACCAGCGTTGAAGGAAAAGACATTACAATCGACAGGGTGTTCAATGAACACTTTAGCGCCAACTATGGCGAGCTGTATCAAGGTTTAATGTTTATCGTGCAGGTTAATTTTGGCGATCTTTTCAGCATGGTGGCCGCTATTGGCGGGCGAAGCGCAGCCACCGAGTAAAAAGCCCTTCTCTGCCGGGTGAGTTGCATCCGGAGTTGCAGGATGAGTGGCCCGCATGGCGGCTCGTGCTGGAGGGAACAGCCACGCTTAGCGAATTAAGCGGCCCAAGCGCGAGTTATTCGCTGGCTGATGTTTACAAGGCAGGCTCTCTGCTCGATATGCGATCTGATTTACAGCAGGCACAGATGGAAAAGGAGCGCAAGCGCTGATGGTTGTACGCGAGCTGGTCACAAGGCTGGGATTCCAGGCCGATCCGGCGCAGGCCAATCGCTATAACAATGCGTTGCGGTCTATCCGCCGGGTAGCGGTTGCTGCTACTGCTGCTGTCACTGCGTTGGGCGGTGCTGCGGCGGCGACCGTCAACTCAACAGCGCAGGCCGCGTCAGAAACGCTGCAGTGGGCTAACCGTCTTGGGCTTACAACCGAAGAGCTCTCAAGACTGCAGTTTGCCGCAAGCCAATATGGTGTACAGCAGGACGCGGTTGTTGACGGGCTGAAAGAGTTGTCGCTGCGAACCGATGAGTTTGTCAAGACAGGGAAAGGCCCGGGTGTTGATGCGTTCAATTCGCTGGGCCTGTCAGCGCAAGAGCTCAACGCTGCGTCTGATGATACTGCCGCCCTGTTTGAGCTCGTCCGATCCCGCGTTGACGATATTCAAAACGCTGCGGAGCGCCAGCGTGTTGTTGATGAGCTATTCGGCGGCCAAGCAGGCGAGCAGTTTGCAGAGTTCCTGTCAATTAGTACCAGCGAGTTTGAAAGGCTCAACACTCTAGCAGACGAACTCGGCGTCACAATCAGTGGCGACCTCGCGCGTGACTCGCGTTCATACACGCGGCAGATTGGGAGGCTGCAAGCGGTATTCACTGGATTGCGAAATACTATCGGCGGGTCACTTTTGCCAATCTTTTCTGACTTTCTGTTGCAGGTGCAGGAGTTTCTACTTGCCAACCGCCAGATCATAGCGCAAAGAATGCAGACTATTTTTAGTGGCGTTGCTTTTGCGATCAGCGTTCTGTCAACAATTATTGGAGGGTTGCTGCGAGCTGTAAACAGCGCTGTTACCGCTACGATAGGGTGGGAGTCTGCCCTGGGGCTGTTAGTAAGAATCGCTGGAGCGTTTATTGCGCTGCGCGTCGCTCAAACGGTCATGGCATTGGTTGCCGCGGCCAAGGCCGCAGCCGCCTCAACCACGCTTGCTGCTGCAGCCACCAAGGCCTGGCGGATTGCGCTGCTTGCGCTCCAACGCGTGGGCATTCTTGCGCTTCTGACGCTCATGATCATTTTGATTGAGGATGTCATCACATGGATTAACGGCGGCGATAGCGCGATTGGCCGATGGATTGGGTCTTGGGAGGATTTCAAGACTCGCGTGCGTGAGGTTGTGAGCGCCGTCGTGGGCTGGGTCAACGGGCTTATTGAGGAGATCAAGGGCGTCGGCCGCACCATGATTGATGCGTTTACGCTCGATAAGGATCAAGTCTTGGAGAGCCTACGAAGCTTAGGCTCCTCAATGGTTGAATGGGCGCTTGGCATTGGCGCCAGAATGCGTGACGCGCTCTTAGATATGCTTCCGGGCTGGATGGTTGACGCGCTGCGCTCCGGTGGTGACCTAGTTAGCAGCGCTGTAGAGAGCGGCAGAGAAGCGATCGGCGGCGCGGTCGAAGGCGGGCAAGACGCATTGGGCAGCGCGCTTGACACAGGGCGAGAGGCCGCCGGAAACGCACTTGATTTTGCCCGCGGTTTTTTTGGTGGAAACGAAAATGAGCCGTCAGGCAATCAGGTTGCACAAGACATGGGGCGCAACGGCGGGCAAAGATCAGTGAATGTAAACGCGCGCACGGAGGCGACTTTGCAGGTTCCCCAAGGCACCAGTGCCGAGCAGCGCGCAGCGATTGAGCAGCAAGCCGAGCAGATTTTTTCTGAGCACTGGGAGCGGGAAATGCGACGTTCCATGTTTGATTTCCAGCCGGTGGAGTAGCAGATGGCGATCGTAAACTTTCTGTTCGGCAACCGGTCGCCCGGCGGGTTTTCTATTGACGGCGCGGTTGCGTTTGATGCGCAGCTCACCATATCTGAATCGCACAGCCGCAATGCCACGGTCACGCAGCACCCAGTTGAGGATGGCAGCGTGATAACAGATCATGTTATTAGAGATGCTGAGACCGTCCAGCTAGAAGGTTTCGTTACTGATGCAGCAGTACGCGGCGCCCAACGCGACGCGACGCAGGAGGCATTTGACAAGCTAGATGCAGCGTGGCGCAGCGGCCAGTTGATGCAGGTGATAACAGCTCGCAAGACTTATGTTGATATGATCTTAGTGCAGCTTTCTTTGCCGAGAGAACGCCCCTCAAGCATGACGTTCACCATGCAGCTCCAGCAGGTGCGCCTTGTTACCCCGGAAGTGGTGGAGGGCGTTCTTTCCGCTGATCAGGTTTTAGCCGAAGATCGTGATTTAGTGCAGCCCGAAGTGGAGCAAGGTGCGGCAAGGGCGGAGCGCGTTCAGCCACAAGAGCGTGCTCAACCGGTGGAGGAACAGGCGAACAATTACTCTAGCTTTGCCGGCTCGTTAGTCGGGGGGTCATCATAATGACGGTGCGCAGAATCAATGTCCCTGACATTGCGGCTTCATCGCAGGAAGTTGAGCTTGACGGGCGCGTGTACCGGCTTACGTTTCGCTGGAACGGCCGAATAAAATCTTGGTTTATGGACATTGCCACCGCGCAGGGCATTCCTTTGCTCCAGTCCGTGCGCATGGTGCTGAACTACCCGTTGACGTTTGGCAGCGACTACAAGTCGGATCTTCCGCCCGGTGATTTTTTCGCGCTATGTCCGACCGATCGCGCGCGCCAAGACCCCGGCCGCGATGCGTTTGTCAATGAAGATTGCATCCAGCTTTACTACATTGAGGCCGACGCATGAAGGCGCTTAACCGCACAGTTCAGGTGAAGGTTGGCGATGAGCGCGGAGAAGGCTTGGCGTTTGACGAGCGGTTTCGCATCACCTTGGATTTGAGTAAAAGCCTAGAACCCAACGGAGGTGATGGCGTGATTCGGGTCTACAACCCCGCACCCGCCACGCGGGATAGATTGGTTCGTGAAGCGCAGTTTGTTGTGGTTTCGGCGGCATACCAAGGCGTGCCACTTGGAGAGCTGTACAGCGGCGATGTGATGCGGACGATTTACAAGCATGAGCGACCCGAAACCTACCTAGAATTTGAGATGGTAGACGGCGCGATCGCTATTAGGGACAGCAAAGTCAACCTCGCGTTTGCGGCAGGCACCTCTATCCGCACCGTTCTTGATGCTGTACTTGATAGCCTGGCATTGCCAATCCGCGAAACCGGCTATGAAGTCTCTGGCATTTATCAAGAAGGTGTGTCTTTCACCGGCTTAGCGCGTGACGCACTGGATCGCGTTGTCGCCAAGGCCGGGCTTACCTGGTCAATCCAGGATGGGCGTATCCAAATCCTCGCGCCAGATGCACCATCGGTCACATCGGTAGTTCGCCTGACGCCGGACACAGGGTTGATTGCATCACCGGAAAAGCTTAACGATACCGAGTCACAATCCAATCGAAAAAAAGGCGATGGCTACTCAATACGCGCTTTGATGAACCCTAAAATTGAACCAGGAAAGCCGATCATATTGTCTGCCGAGGGTATTCAGGAGTCTGAGTATCGCGTGGATCGGGTTCATCATGTGGGCGACACGCGCGGCAATGATTGGTACACGGAGGCTGAGGTTTATGCGACGCCATAGTTTGTCCGAGCCAATTCGTCGAGCGCTTCGCCAGCAGGCCGCCGCGCTGCATGTGGCGTTGCCGGCGCGCGTTGAGCAGTATGACCACGCGGCCCAGCGCGCCAATACGCTACCTCTGATCAAACGTGAGTATGCGGATGGGCAGATAGAATCAATCCCGGTGGTCAACGATGTGCCGGTTATTTGGCCGCGGTCAGGCGGCGCGCAGATGACCATGCCGGTCAAGCGCGGCGACACGGTGTTGCTTGTTTTCGCTGATCGGAGCATTGACAACTGGCTCGCGCAGGGCGGTGAGATCGAGCCGGACGACCGGCGCCAGCATGATATATCCGATGCCGTGGCAATCCCCGGACTGGTGTCGTTTGCCGACTGGGGAAGCGACCCTGAGCCGAGCGAGAACAACGATGACGTCCTGTTGCGCTATGCTGGCAGCAAGGTGCGGATTAAGCCAAACGGAGACGTTGAGGTTGAAGGCAGCGCGAATATCAAGATGACCGCGCCGGGAGACATTGACATTACGGCCGGGGGCGAC